TGGTAGTGGGAACCTCGCTGCGGGGTGGCACGTTTCAGTATCTGCATATCAGCGAGTTTGGCAAGGTCTGCTCACGCTGGCCGGATAAGGCACGGGAGATTGTGACCGGGGCGCTGAATACTATCCATGTTGGCTCCTATGTGGTGATCGAATCCACGGCGGAAGGCCGGGAAGGGTATTTTCATGATTACGTCATGGCTGCCAAGCGGCGGCAGGAGACCGGGCAGTCTCACGGGGCGCTGGATTTCAAGCTGCATTTCTTCCCGTGGTGGCAGCATTCCGGGTATGTGCTGGATACGCAGGATGTAGAGGTGTTACCGGAGCATCTGGCCTATTTCGATGAATTGCGGCACAAGCACGGCATCAAGCTGTCGGCCCGGCAGAAAGCGTGGTGGATAGCCAAATACCGGCAGCAGGGCGAGGACATTTACCGGGAGTTTCCGTCTACTGTTGAAGAAGCATTCAGGGCCAGTGTGCAGGGTGCCTACTACGAGCGGCAAATGTCGGAGATGCGTAAGGCAGGCCGATTGTCAGCGGTTCCAGTGGAGAAGGGTATTCCGGTGACGGTGGGTTTTGACCTGGGGATGAGCGATGAGAACTGTCTGGTGTTCTCCCAGACCATCGGGAAAGAGCCGCGTATCATCGACTATTACGAAAACTCCGGGGAGTCCCTGGGGCACTATGCCGAGGTCATGCGGGACAAGGGGTACAACTACGGCACGGTGTATCTGCCTCATGATGCTGAAGTCCGCAGTCTCAATGACCGGATGAGCCGGGTTGATGCCCTGAAAGGCTACGGGGTGAAGAACATTGTGGTGGTGCCGCGTACCTCGGATGTGATGAGCGGTATAGAGCAGACCCGGAAGTTCCTCGCTACGGCATGGATCGACGCCGGGCGCTGCGGGAAGCTGGTCAAGTGCCTGGATGAATACCGGAAAGAGTGGGATGACCGGGCGGGGTGTTACAAAGAGCGCCCCTTGCACAACTGGGCCTCAAATGGCGCTGACAGTCTCAGGACGCTGGTATGCGGTCTGGCTATGGCACAACAGAGAAGTAACGGTGTGAGTGGTTCCAAGGTTGCTCCTGGAGGGTTTTTCTGATGGCTGGTCTGGTTGCGTTCCGGGAAAATAGTGCGATGCCTGCTGAAGTGGTCCGCGAAGAGGTCAAGACTCCTGATCTGGATTCGCTCTCAGCCTATCTGATGCAGGCATGGGAAGCGGCACGGGATTTCAAGCGACCGATTGAGCTGAAGATGCTGGCCATGGTCCGGCAGAGTGACAATCAGTATGATCCTGCCAAGCTGGCAGAGATCAAGTCACTGGGGATGTCCGAGGTGTTCTTGCCGGTGACGCAACGGAAATGCCGTGATGCTAAAGCCTGGATCATGGATATTGTCAAGGTGACGGGGGCGGATAAGTCGTGGGCCTGCGATCCTACCCCGATACCTGATCTGGATCCGGCGCTGGTTGCCGAGATTGACGCCGAGGTGATGGGGCGGGTTGAGGGGATTTTGCAGCAGGAGCTGGCGGTGTATGGTCAGTTCTCCCCGGAAACCGTAACCATGGTGGCAAAGCTCCGGGAAGAGGCGCAGGAGAAGAAAGAGCAGGAAGCCAGGGAAGAAGCCAAGGAGCGGGCGGAGCAGATGACCACGCTCATTGAGGACAAGCTGGCAGAGGGTGGTTTCCCTGCCGAGTTCCTGGAGTTCCTGGAAGATCTGGTGAATCTCAAAGCGGGCATCCTGAAAGGTCCGGTGTACCGTAATCGGCTGACTCAGCAGGGCTGGGTGCAGGATGCCGAAGGCGGGTGGACGCCAAACTATGTGGAAGCCACGACCATGGATGTGGACCGGGTTGATCCATTCCGGTTTTTCCCTGGTCCTCATGCCAGACGTATCCAGGACACCTATACGGTGGAGTGGCATGAATTGACCGCCAAGCAGTTGCAAGAATTGAAGGGTGTGGCCGGTTATTCCGATACTGCTATCGATGCTGTGCTGGAGGGGTTCGGTGGTGGCTCGGGGCGGTGGATTGATGCTCAGGTGTTGCAGACCTACCGTGAGGCCCGGATGGGGATGCAGAATCGTACCAGTCCCTCTACCTGGGATGACCGTTTTGATGCGCTGGAGTTCTGGATACCGATCATGGGGAAACTGCTCTCTGAGTGGGAGATACCCGACCTGGAAGATGACCGGGTGTATGATGTCAACTGCTGGCTGGTACAGAATCAGGTTATCAAGTGCGTTATCAATCCCGACAAGCTGGGGCGCAACCCTTATTGCATGACCTCATTCATCAAGCGCAACGGTACGGTGTGGGGTTGTGGTCTGCCGGAGACCATTGAAGACGATCAGGCGGCAATCAACATGCTGGCAAGGGCAACGTGCAACAATGCGGCGTTTGCGTCCATGCCGCAAATATCCGTTAATGCCCTGCGGTTGGCGGCTCAGGAGAGTGCCAAGCTCCATCCGGGCAAAGTCTGGCGGCATGATGGCGGGAGTATCACCGGGGATGAGCCTATCAAGTTCTTTCAGCCTCCCGTGGTGGTGGCCGCTCTCATCGGGGCGCTGCATGAGTTCCTGGCGCAAGCGGATGCTGATTCCGGGGTGCCTGCCTATGCTCACGGTGATGCTCGGGTGGGTGGTGCTGGTTCTACCTCGTCAGGGTTGTCGATGCTTATCAGTATGGCGTCACGGGGCATTTACAGCGTGGTATCCAATATCTGCAATGATGCTATCTCACCGCTCATTACCCGGTTCTATGATGCGTTGATGCTGCATCACCCGGATAACAGTGTCAAAGGTGATGCCAAGGTGGTAGCGGCAGGGGTGGCGGCACTCATGCAGCGGGAGCAGGCGGCGGTGCGGCTTAACGAGTTCGCGGCTCAGACCAATAACCCGACTGATATGCAGATTATTACGCTGAAGGGGCGGGCGGAACTGTTGCGGGCGCTGGCGTCACGGCTGGATTTGCCGGTGGATAAGATCATACCGGGCAATGATGAGTTGGCACAGATTGAGGCGCTGTTGCAACAGAAGTTAGCGGCGGGTGCTGGTCAGCCTGGCGGGGTTGATCCTGGCGTTCAGCAGGGCATGTCGGGTTCGATGATGACTGATGCTGCCGGGGCTCCGGTATCCGGTCAGGATCATGGGTTGTTTCAACAAAGTCCCATCGGGGTATAGTGCAATGATAACCATAACTGACGGGCAATATGACAGGTTGATGAAAGTCCTTCTTAATTGTGTTGGTGCGTCTCGACTGTGTCCATTTTGCAATAAGGATTTTGTGCCTGATAATTATTCAGAAAAAGATGCATGGGCTATGTATCAGGAGCTGAAAGAGGTTGGAGCCTACCAGTTGAAGAGTTCACAAAGTCCCCTCGGGGCATAAACCACAGTAGGAAAAGGAGATTGTCATGAAGAGTTTTACCGTGTTGTTCAGTTTCGCCCTGGCCATGGTGTTTGCCCTGGCGCTCACCGCCACTGCCGGTGATTTCGTGCCGCGTGCCATTGCCCAGTACACCAAGGCTCATGCCGGTGGTGGTGTCCAGACGTTCACGATCCCGACCACGGGGATTCGCGAGATCAAGGTTCAGTGTGACGTGGCCACGGCGGCCCAGTTCAACGGCACGGGCTCTACCTATCCGGTTGCCATCAACACCGATGCCACGTTTAAGATTGCCCCCAATGTGCGGAGCGTCGTGTTTCAGATGGCATCCAGTAACGCGGCCAAATACTGCTACGCGCAACGGCATTAACCGCCATGTCTCCGGGTGATGAACGGTTATTGGTGCAGATGGCCCGGAGCAAGGAAGGGATTGCCCTGGAGTTGTTTCTGGTAGAGCAGCGGTCAGCGGCCCGGTCACGGCTGGAAACGCTCAATGACCCTCATGCGCTTGCGCAAGCTCAAGGTGTGGCGCAAGGGTTGACGCAGTTACTCAAGCAGATGGAGATATGGCGTGGAGAGTAATACCGTCAGACGGATACCAGTTGTAACCCCTCGTGAGGCCGTGCAAGCGGTGCTCAAGCAGCAACAGGTTATCAGTGCTGATTTTACCGGGAGTATTACCCTGCATTTCAATCAGGGTGGGCTCACCGGAGCAGAGAGGGTAGATAAGAAGATCCTGTAGCAGAGAGTAAATTAACCAGCACGGATTGTTGATTTCACCTGCCATCGGCAGGACCGTAACCGACCCCGTATTGATGTCCGAGTAATCGGCATTGGTACGGGTTTTTTTGTGTCCACACGTCAGGGATACCGCAGCAGCGACCCCTGGCAGGATACCCCACAACGAGAGCGTTTACAGCCGGGGATACCTCACCGCAGACCCCTGAGACTGGCGCAGAGAGGAAGGCAACAGATGGGCTACCGAGAGATCATGGCCGACGATGACGAGCAGGACACTGGGGAACTGGGCGGTGGGTTGATCGCTGAGCAGCAAGTAGCTGAACAGCAGGACAACCATGATGTGATTGATGCCTGGGAACCGGAGCAGCAGGAACAATCACCAACACCTCAGCAGCGGGAAGAGAAGCCTTGGCAAGAGATGTATCTGTCACTCCAGGGGAAATACAACGCTGAGATTGGCCGGTTGAACGATGAAAACCGGCGCTTGCGGGACGAAATGACAGAACGCACCTCCGGTCCCAAGGTAGACCCCAAGGCTGGCTACTCGCAGTGGATGGGCGGTGTCATGGAAGGGGATGCTGAAGGTTCATTTGACCAGTTCGCCCCTATCGTCTCCTCACTGGTGGAGGAGCAGGTTCAGAAAGCGGTGGAGCCATACCGCCACATGGCCGCACAGACGGCACAAGCGGCATTTGATGCCGCACTGACGCAGCGGGTGCCGAACTGGCAGCAGGTCAACGAGAGTCCGGCCTTTTCCGCGTTCCTGGACAGTCCCGACCCGTTAAGCGGGATGACCTATCGGCAACTGGGAGAAAGCGCTATGGGGCGGGATGTGAACCGCACGGCGCTGATTTTTGAGACGTTCCTGAACAAGGCCAAGCGGCACGGTATCCCGCAGCAGATGGTATCTCCGGGACGGACGACGACTGCAACACCTCGGGGCTCCTCCGGTCAGATCACGCTGGCCATGCTCAACGACGCCGAAGAGCGGTTTCGCAAGGGCAAGCTGGCAGAAGACAAGTACGAGGCCATTCAAGACCAGTACGCGCAACAGCAGTACAAAACATAACAGAACCGCCCATGGGCGGAAGGAGATTCGATCATGGCTGTTTCAAGTGTTCAGTCACAAACAACCTACGGCTCCGGGGCATACCCGGCCAACTCCGGCGTTTTCATTCCCGAAGTCTGGAGCAAGCGCCTCAACCAGAAGTTTTACAAGTCCACCTGTCTCTCGGATATTTGCAATAAGAACTGGGAAGGTAAATAAATTGCCTTCGTTAAACCCCGTGAATTGCTGGGACGGCCTTCAGAGTCAGCGACGCCACAACGTAGCCGGTGACGGCAAGCGTGACGGCTTGAAAAGTCGCAGAATTGGCAAATCAGCAGCCAAGCCCGCTGAGAAATCAGGGGAAGGTTCAACGACTAACAAAAGTAGCCTAAGTCTGCGTAGATATGGCAAAATTGACACGAGTGCGGGGGCGTTTCTGCACAACCGGAAACGTAAGATATAGTCTCGTCTGCATGGAAACATGCAGGAGCCTCGGATAAAGAGCCGGGGACGTAAAGAATACGGAAATCAAAGGTCAGGGCGATAAGGTCCATATCCAGGACATCGGGACCGTCACCATCAGCAACTACACCAAAGGCGCTGAAATCACCTACGAGGATCTTGTCGATACCGACATTGAGCTGACGGTGGATTACGCCAAGCTCTTTGCCTGCAAGATAGATGACATCGACAAGTATCAGGCCAACCGGGACAAGCTCTCTGATTGGGCTGGTGATGCCGCCATGCAGATGAAGATTGCCATTGATACGGCAGTGCTTCAGGCCATTTACGCCGATGCTCACGCCTCTAACCTGGGCGCTACGGCAGGGGCCGACTCCGGCAACATCAATCTGGGGACCACGGCGCAGCCGCTGTCTCTGGATGGCACCAATGTCATCGACTGGATTGTCGATTGCGGCACGGTCCTGGATGAGCAGAGTGTTCCGGAAGAAGGGCGCTGGCTGGTTATCCCGCCGTCTCTGGCCGCGAAGATCAAGAAGTCCGACCTGAAAGACGCCTCGATTACCGGCGATAACCAGTCCGTGCTGCGCAATGGCCGACTGGGGATGGTGGACCGGTTCACCCTCTACACCTCACGCAACCTGAAGAAGTACAGCACTACCGCATGGTATGTGCTGGGTGGTCATCCGTCAGCCGTTACGTTCGCTTCACAGATCACCAATGTGGAGTATTTCGAC